TCAATAGTTCCTTCTATTGCACCACACGCTTGTAGCATTTCTGCATTAGATAGTACTTTATATCTTAATTCTAAATCTTCTAACATTAGTTGCATTGCTGTTTTCATAGGTTATTTGTTTTGGTTATTATTTTTAATATAAAATAGTATTGAATATCCAAATATTATTTTGCCTCTATAACCATATCTCCTTGAAAAAAGAGCATCTTCAGCTTTAATAATATCAAAGTAAAACAACTTATTATTTATGCAAAATATTGGCTTATACAATTCTTCTAAATCTTTTATTTTAACTTTTCGCATTGGTTTACCATCTTTATATACTAATTGTTTCATAGGTTATTTGTTTTGGTTATAGTATTCAATTAATATTTGTGGTATTTTTCTTTTTTCTTCTTCTGCAACATTTGGATATATCCTTATAAATTTTTCTATTATTTCATCAAAGCAATTCATATCTATAAGGTCAATAACACTATTATCAAAATTAGTATGGCAACTATTACCCCAAAAACAAAGCTCAACCCAATTGTCTGGATGCGTGGCTACTGAAGGGAATAATCTTTTTGGCAATATATGTGCTATGCTATAATGAAACTTTTCATCATCTTTTTTTGATGATGGATTATTGCAATTAGAACATACACCCTTCATTTCTTTTCTTCTTTCCTTAAACCAATCCCATAATTGCTCTTTATCTTCTTTTATATTTTCGTGCCTATGTTTTATAATTCTATTAGCCGTATCCTCAAGCGTTGCGTGTTTTTTACACCTGCTCTTGCTAAAATTATAATCATAACAACCACATTTTAGTTGTTTTTTCTTAACTATTATTGTGCTATATGCCATTTTGTTTGTTATTTGCTATATCGTTTAGTAATCTTGTTAATGGTATTAAAAATCCTTTGGAAGTATTATTATCACCTCCATTTTTAAGGAATAAGTTTTGTTTAAAATAAACCCTACAAACATCCTTTAAGGCTTTAGTTGGAAATATTAATGACGAATCAAGTTCGCTCATTCTGTAAATCCAATAGTCTGCAGTGGTGGTTGCTAGTCCACTAGGTTTATCTCTTGACTCGTATTCAATAAATAAATTTCCTGTCTTATGTATCATTCTATCATTTTTTACTTCTATAAGTTTACCATTAGAAAACAATTCATTTACCCAATCTTCGGCTTTTTCTCCAAAGTTTAAATCGTGCGTAAAACTAGATGAGTATTTCATAAGTTATGTGTTATATGCAAAAGTAATTAATATAATTAAATAAATAAAAAATATTTTTCAAAAAATAAATTTTGCAATTAAAAATAAAGTTCATTACTTTGCCTTTCAATCAAAATTATTTATGAAAAACTCAAATGTCAAAGACGAGATTCTTCTCTATCTTGAACAGGAAGAACGACCATTAGCTTGGCTTTCAAGGAAAACAGAAATACCATATCCAACACTTTATTCAATTTTTATTCAAAGGATAATGAACCTTTCTGATAAAAATTTGGCTACAATTAACAAAGTGTTAGACACTGATTTTATTAACGATTAATTACAAAAAGATGGCTAAAAGATTTACCGACACTGAAAAGTGGAAGAAGCCCTTTATAAGGGGCTTACAAGGGGCTTATAAGCTCCTTTGGTTATATATCTGTGATGACTGTGACCATGCAGGTATTTGGCAAGTTGATATGGAAGTTGCTGCAATAAGAATTGGTGAAAAAATAGATATAAAAGAAGCAATTAAAAGTTTTGATGAAAAAATTATAATTATTGATAAAGGCAATAAGTGGTTTATACCATCTTTTTTAGAATTTCAGTACCCATCTGGTTTAAATTCAGACAATAGAGCGCATAACTCTGTAATCATATTGCTTGAAAAATATAATTTAAGAATATCTAAAGATAAGCCCCTTATAAGCCCCTCGGAAGGGTCTATGGATATGGATATGGTTAAGGATATGGATAAGGATATGGTTAAAGCAGAAAAAAAAGTAAAATTTAAAGAAAATATTTTATTGACACAAAAAGAACATTTACAGCTTGTTGCAGAATTTGGCGAAAAGCATGTAACTGATTTTTATGAATACTTGGCAGCGTATAAAATAGAAAAATCGTATAAAACAAAATCAGATTACCTAACTATCAAGAGATGGGTCGTAGATGCCATTTTAAAGCAAAATAAGACAGCTTCTCCCAAGATTGGTAATAAGTATCAGAACGAATTAGAAACCGCTAGAAACGCCTTTAAACCAATATAAACGATGATTACCATTTTTAAGAACATTTTTTCCAAGGAACCAAATTACATTTCTGTTGAAGCTGCGTTAAAAAGAATACAGCAGGGTAAAAGTAAAACAACCGTAGAGGAAATTAGAAAAACGATTGATAAGGAGAAAGCAAATAAGATAAAATTAAACCTTCCGTCTATTTGCTTTAGTGGAAAATTTGGAGCAGATAGAACTGATGCCCAATTAATTCAGCATAGCGGTTTTGTTGTGCTTGATTTTGACAATATCTTTGAATTAAGGGAAAAGCAAACTGAAATCATATCAAATCCCTTTGTTTATGCTTGTTGGATTAGCCCTTCTGGAAATGGATTGAAGGCATTGGTAAAAATAGCTAATGGGGCAAAGCATAGAGAACACTTTCAAGCTTTACAAGAAGTTTTTCCCGAAATTGACCGAAGCGGGATTAATGTAAGCCGAGTTTGTTATGAGAGTTATGACACCGAAATTTACATAAACGAAAATGCTGAAGTATTTAAGAAAATTAAGAAAACAGAGAAGGTTGTCGTTTATGAAAAGAATGATGATGACGAAAAGATTTTTAAAAATATTGTCACTTGGCTTTCAAATAAAAATGAGGCTTTTGTAACCGGAGAAAGAAATAATTTCATTTTTAAATTAGCATCCGCTTGTTGCCGTTTTGGAATTAATGAAATGACCGCTAATTCAATGATTCATAGCGAGTTTTTGACTAATTCTGAATTTACAAAAAATGAGGCTAATAGGGCAATCCGTTCGGCATACAAAGCTAATTCGGGTAATTTTGGTAGCGCATCTTTTGATAAAGAAATATTGGTAGATAAGGTTTCAAGGAGGGAAGTTGAAGTTGAAAAAGCAGTATTTGATGAAGGGTTAAAGTTGAAAGATGTTATTTACGGAATTGATGTAAAGGAGCAAGCTTTAAAAATTTATGATGAAGGGTATGCTAGAGTTGATGGTATTGGAGTTCCTGAATTAGATGAAAGATTTAAACCAAAGAGAGGGGAAATTACCGTACTTACAGGAATAGGAAACTATGGTAAATCTTCATTTAAAAAATGGTATCAAGCTATGAGGATAATGTTGTACGGGGAGAAGTTTGCTACATTCTCGCCAGAAGATAATCCGCCTGAAGAATATTACCACGACTTTGTTGAGATAATATTAGGATGTGATTGTAGTCCTGCCAATCCACACAGACCAAGTAAGCAAGTGTATGAGTATGTTTACGATTTAGTTTGTCATCATGTATTTTATGTTTACCCAAAGGATGTGTCACCTACTCCTCAATACATAATGGAAGTATTTTTAGAATTAATTGTCAAGGAGAATGTTGATGGTGTTGATATTGACCCGTTTAACCAATTGACAAACGAATATCAAAAGTTTCAAAGAAGTGATAAGTATTTGGAGTGGGTATTGTCAGTGTTTTCAAGATTTTCTCAAATAAACAATATTTTCTTTTGGATAATTGCGCATCCAACAAAAATGCAAAAAGCAGCCGATGGTAACTATCCATGTCCTGATGTATTTGATTTAACCGATGGAGCTATGTGGAATAATAAGATGGATAATATCCTTGTGTATCATAGACCATTTGCGCAAACAGACCCGCAAAACCCATCATGTGAATTTCATAGTAAAAAAATAAGAAGGCAAAAGATTGTTGGTAAAAAAGGCTTTATTTTGTTCCAAATGTTTTTCCAAACTAGAAGGTTTTTATTTAATGGATTAGATTCATTGCAGAAGATTATAAACGATAAAAATATAATTTTAAGACCAGATGTGGCAGTTCAAAAGACATTTGATAATTGGGTACCTTATAAGGATGACAACGGAGAAGATGTAAATTTTTAATATAAAAACAAAAACAATGATTAGAATTTCTGTAATCGGAAGATTAGGACAAGACGCAGTCGTAAACAATGTCAATGGTAAAAGTGTAATTAATTTTTCAGTAGCTTACAGTGAAAAATTTAAAAACCAACAAGGAGAAGATACCGAAAGAACAACTTGGGTTTCTTGCGCCTACTGGACAGATAAACTTAATGTATCCAACTATTTAAAGAAAGGAACGCTAGTTTATACAGAAGGTAAGCCTGAAGCAAAGTCTTATCAAAACAATAAGACAAACGAAACCGTTCCTCAATTACATTGTAGAGTATCAACAATACAATTATTATCAAGTAGTAATAAAGAAGAAAACAATTTTTAATGTATATTCACGAACTTAAAAATATTATAGATGTCGAAACCCCTCTTGGTAAAGGAAAAGCAATCGCTTGGATTGACTACGGAACCGAAATCAACACTGTTTGGAAAGTCATATTACAGCACAACGGTATGGTTAGGAACTTTTACGACACAGACATACTTGTTTACCCCAATAAAATGGACGGCGGGGAATTAGATAAAGATTATTTCAAAAACAAAAAATAATGGCAAAACTAACCAATTCATCCAAAGTTACATTTGGAACAAAAAAATCAGGGAGAGCAAAAAAATCTTACAATAAAAGTAATCCAAGACCAAAGGCTTACCGAGGTCAAGGGCGTTAATTAATTAAAAAACACAAAAATTAAATTAAAAATGAAATTTAAACCATTAAACAAAAGGGTATTAGTAAAGCTTGACGAAGCAAAAATGCAAACAGATGCGGGAATCTATCTTCCGCAAACAGCTCAAAATGATTTTTCAACAGGCAAGGTAATTGCTGTTGGAACTGAAGCTGCGCTTGTTAAAGAAGGCGATAGAATAATGTTTGCCCATAGCGTAGGGGTAGATATTGAAGTAGATGGGGAGAAGTTAAGGCTAATCCCAGACGAAAGTTATATTGACGCTGTGATTTAATTTAAAAAAATGCCTTCAAAATTTTTGGGGGCATTTTAATTTTTAATAAATAAAAAAGTCTAATTTTATGCCATATATGCAAGCACAACCGGTAAATCATATTTTTTTAAGTTTAACAAAGCCTATTCAAGATACAATTAAAGTAGGTGATTTAGAGTTATACCTTGACGGGTCGTATAGACCTGAATGGAACGCTACAGTAGTAGGTGAAATTTATGGATTGCCAAAAAATCCAAAAGGAGATAATTCCAAAGTTGTTTCTAAATTAAAAAATGGAGATAAAGTTTTATTTGATTATTCCGTAGTTGCAGAAAGAAAATTTGAATCAGATGGAGGAAGTTTTACGGAAATAACAAAAGATAGCCCTTATTATCAAAAGTTTACAAATGGCAAAGGAGAAAGATTACTTATTGTAGCAATGCCGGGGAAGATAACTCATATTTGGGTAGGCACATTGCATGATAAAAGAGGTAATTTTGTTGACGGATGTCAAGGTTCTGAACATGATTTAAGTAGATGGAAGTCTCAATTTAGTTTTGGAGAAACGCAAAAGTTCTTATTTAAAAACTTAATTGACATAAACGATAAAGATGTTTGGAAGGCTGACTACAGGGACATTTATGCTAAAATAGTTAAGGATGAACTTATAACAGTTGGGGATAGGGTTATTTTAGAACCAATTGATGAAAACATACCAAAAGATGTAATTAAGCAAATGGGTATTGTTGATACTATTGAAGCAAAAGTTAGACTGGGGGATAGGGCAAAAGTTTTGTCAGCGCCAGATGATTCTAACTTAAAAAAAGGAGATATAATTGGTTTTGAACCACAATATCTTGAGAAATACGAATACGGAGATAAATCTTATTATTTAATAAAATCCCATAGAGCATTGGGAATTTGGGAGGAAAATTAATATGGCATACAATTTAAACGAGATATATAATTTCATGGTCTTTATTGTGCGTAAAGAAAGAGGTGTATTTGTTACAATACCGGAATTTGAGTCAACACTTGATAACGCACAAATAGAAGCTGTATCAGGCTGGTTTGAGCAGTATGGCGCAACGCAAAAGATTCATGACGCAATTAGAAAGCTTCGTTCACAAGTTCAATTTACTTCTGCGTCAGACGGGCAGGTTGATTTCGCTTCTGATTATTTACATATGATTGGGGGCGCATATACCGTTACAGGGAGTAGTGTAAATCCAGTAAGATTTGTAAACGAAGACGAAATAGCATTAGCTTTAAAAAGTCAATTAAGACCTGTAAGCACATCGTTACCAATAGCAAAGGATACGGCAACCGGATTCCAAATATATCCACAAGTTACTCAAACCGGTTTTTATAATTACTTGAGAAGACCGTTAAAGCCTGTTTATGGATATACCACTTCTGGAAGAACAATAAATTACGACAACGCTACAAGTACACAATTAGAATTTACGGATGTTTATATTAATAATATTATTTCAATAGCATTAAAGTTTTGGGGCATTAATATGGCTGAACAAGACATACAGGCATTTGCACAAAATCAAACGCAAGAAACTAAATAAAAATGGCTAATAGCACTAAATACCTTTTGGCTGAACAAGTACAAACCCGACTAGCCGGCGGATTCAGGGATGCAAGTCAACCTGTACAAAATGTAGATATAGTTAAAGCGATAGAACAAATTATCAACTCTATGTTTCAAATGCAGTATTACAATGCTACATTGCCAACAGGAGAAACTATTCCAGATAATTTAATGATAGCTTTTTATGAAAATATACCTGTAACAACTCTTGGCGATAAATCGCAAGCCGAACTACCAATTATTCCAATTTCTTTACCAAGAAATATGGGTGTTTATAGAGTTACAGACGATAAAGATAATGATTTTATTCCTGTCCCATTAGGGCAAGGAGCATTGTTGAGGGCTGATAAGTTATTGAACGATTTGTTGGGAAATGTTTGGTTTGAAATAAGAAAAAACATTGTTATTTTTTCAAAAGATATTTTATTGCTTGGCATTGATACGGTGAATATGTATTTGATTGTAATGGATATATCATTGTACTCAAACACTGACCCATTACCAATACCTGCAAGTATGGAAGAAGAAATTGTAGAGAAAGCGTTTGCTAAATTTGCTACAGTCATTCCTGAAACGGGCATAGTTAACAATTATAGTTCAGCAACACAAAAAATTAATTAGAAATGACTACAGCAAGTTTAGATTATATAGTTAAAAATTTCCTTTTAAAAAAAGGATACCCATTGCATTGGTATATGCAATTTATGGTTTACGCATCAGATTGTCTTCGTGATATAACATTTGACGATTTGCGTGTTATAAATACAAAAATACTTCCGGTAAATCAGGCTATTAATACAGCAGAATTACCTGAAGATTATCAGGATTATGTTAATGTTAGCGTTATGGTTGGGCAAAGAATACGACCATTAGTGCCTACTTTAACATTAAACCCATTAACAAGTTTAGATACAAATAGCAATTTTAACCCACAAGATTGGACAGATAACTTAACGCCTCCGGATTCAAACAACGGACAAGCTCAATTGTATTATGGCGCATTGCCGTATGCTCAATGGTTTACGGTTCATTATAATGATTTTGGTGAAAATATTGGTAGATTTTTTGGTTTAGGTGCAGGGTATCAAGAAGATACTTTTCAAGTTTTTAAAGAAAGAAATCAAATCCAAATAGACCAAAAATTATATGTTGAAAATGTAGTATTACAATATATTTCAGATGGTCAGTCAGCAGATGCTGCAACATTAGTAGACCCTTATGCAATAAAAACAATTCAAGCATATATTGACTCTCAATTGAAGGCTCATAATAGAAATTATAATATGGGTGAAAAGCAATTATCGCAAAATGAATACATTCGTGAAAGAAAGATATTGAGAGCAAGAAAAGCTGATTGGAGTGTTGAAAAAATTAAGAGGATTGTACAAAAGAATACAATGGCAGCGCCTAAATCATAATAGAAATGTTAAGAGATAAAAAATTATTTACTGGCGGAACGAATCAAGATGACTCATTGCATTTATTGGATGATGCTCAATACTTGAGGCTAATGAACGGGCGTGTTGGGATTACTCAATATGGTAAAAATTACCGTGTAGAAGGCGTACCCGGAACTACCTCCATAACGCAATCGGTGTATCCTCCTTATGGAACAAATATATGTATAGGAAGCTGTGTAGACATTGAAGGTCAAAGATTAATTTGGTTTGTATATAATACATTTGATGACCATGGAATTTATGCATTTGATTTTGCAACTTCTACGACATATGCTGTATTATATGATAGTCAGGTTCAGGGCGGATTAAATTTTAATAAAAATTACAGGATTGATAAAAATTGCAAGGTTAATCAAGGGTTACTTTATTGGACAGATAATTATAACGAACCTAAAAAGATTAATATTGATAGCGGTATAAAATTAAATTACCCGTCATATAATACTGATGCTAGAGCCTACACAAGTTTAACTGACTCTTATGAGATTATGTTAATAAGAAGACCGCCCGTGTACGCTCCTTCAATAGTAAAGCAATACGACAACCAATTTATAAATAATTTTATAGCAAATCGTTCTTGGTTATTTGCGTGGCAATATGTTTATTTTGATGGAGAAGAAAGCGTTCTTGGTGAATTTTCAGTTGCTTCTATGTTAAATCTAGTAGAGTTAGGTGTGCCAGAGTTATATAATCATATATATTGTACTTTAAATCTATTAGAAAAAATACCACAAACTGCAAGAATAATAAGACTTGTTGCTAAAGATGAACTTACCAATTCGGCAAATGTAATTAAGACATTTGATAAATTAATAGACGAACAACCATTTATAGCTCATAACAGCGGAGCAACACAGCTTTATTTTGATTATTACGGAGATGTAACAGGAGCTACTATTCCTAGTTCAATTGCTTCAAAGCCATTTGATAGCGTTCCCCTACTTTCAACTACAATAGAAAGTGCGTCTAATAGAATGTTTTTGGGTAATAACCTGTCCGGTTATGATACCCCAACTACAACATCATTAACTGTATCTGAAACAACGGCAATAGCCGGTGCTAATAAAAGGTTCTTTAAAAGTGAATCTTCTTATCAATTAGGTGTTGCTTTTTATGATAAAGCAAGAAGAAAGTCAGGTGTTATAACAAAAAATGATAACATTAGGACTACTCCAGAAAAAGTGTATACTCCAAATAGTAATTTTAATGTAATTCCTATAATAGCAAATTACGACTTTGCTGTTGATAATAATTTTGAATTTGATGTTGTGCAATTGGGTAATTTTACCGCAAGCGGAGGCGCACCCGGAAATGGAACTTCATTTACAGCTACATCCTCTTTTACTGCTGATATGTCTGTAAATATAATTGGTAATGTAACAGCGTTATCGCCCGGATTTACAGTGTTTAGAATAAGAATAATAAAAAATTATGGCTTACCGGCTATTGCAGAACAATTTTTTGATACAGCATCAATGGGGTTGCCATATTATTTTAATTCTACCTTGACTTTAAACAATTATGCTATAACAATTGGTGATGTATTTCAAGTTCAATTTATAAGTGCGGGTATTTGTGAATTGGAATGTTATGGCGGCTCACCTTTTACAATAGCATCAACTAGTACCGCATCAAGCAATGTGTTAACACTTAATTGGGCATTAAATAATAACAATACATTAAATGAAATACCTAGTTGGGCTTATTATTATTCTATTTTAAGAACAGGAAATTTAAAAACAAGATATTTTATAGATTCTTATAGTAGCACTAACAAATATGCATCTAAAAGCTTATCATTAACATCTCCTAACTTTGCTACTTATACTTATTCGGATACTTGGGACGCTACTACAACCAATGCGATAGCAATAGATACAACTGTATTATTACAATCCGGATTAGGGTATAATTATACAGAAGGTGATGTGTGTGTGCTTATTAATAGCAGTAGTGTAAGGTATGAGTTGCCGGTTATAGGTCAAGATGGAGCGTATATATTATTAAAATCAGCCTATTTAGTAAACTCATTATTAAATATTCCGTACATATACGAAATATATACTCCATACATAAGGGGAGAAAATGAACCCTTTTACGAGGTTGGTAATACATACGCAATAACAAATGCGGGAACTGTTAATAGGCAATATTCTACATTGTCTGGTAGTTTAATAGGTGATATTTTTGTATTTCAAAGACAATTTAATAATAGCGTATATTATTATGTAGAAGCAATGTCGCCAAATGACCTTTTTTTTAGAAATTGGTTTACTGACGAAGGGTTTGTTAATTTTGTTATTTTATTAGGGCAAAATAGAAATGAACACGAAATTAGATATTCTAATGTGTTTACAGCCGGAACTGAAAATAATGGATTAAGTACATTTGAGGCTTTGAATTATAAAACAATTCCATTAGGTACAGGTAGCATACAAAAACTACAATTAGCTTCAAAAACAACAGAACAGGGTGTTGTAATGTTATCCATTGGCTCTTTCCAAACTGCATCATGTTACTTGGGTGAAGTTCAATTAGTTGGTTCTTCTTCTAATTCATCTTTAGTTCAAGATACTGCTGTAATAGGTACAATTAATGTATTAAAAGGAATGTTTGGAACTACCGCTCCAGAAACGGTAGTTGAATATTTGGGTGTAATATTTTGGTATGATTTAAATAATGGAACTATTGTTCAATATAGCTCAAACGGGCTATTCCCGGTAAGTTCTTATAAGCAAGAGAAGTTATTTAAGAATTACGCAAAAGGTTATTTAGCAGCAAGCGAGGGTAATTTAGATAATATCAATGGATTTCATCATATACCAACATACGTTGACCCTTATCACAAAGAACTTGGTGTGACATTGCCGGGATTAATTTATGAAAATTATGCTGATACATTACCTAGTTATTCTTCAGTCCCATCTTACGCATCTTCTATTATTAATAGATTTGATATGTCTGATGGGTTAGCTAAAACCGTGACTTTTAATATTCAAGAAAACAAATGGGTAAGTGATTATCAATTCATTGCAGAACAATATGATTACTTTGACAATAGAATGTTTGGGTGGAAAAATGGCGCTTTATATGAATTTAATACAAATAGCTCTACGTGGAACACTTGGTTTGGACAACAATATCCTGTAAGAATATGCTGGGTTTTAAATAAGCCATTGAGCGGATTAAAGGATATGGCTGAAATTGTAATAGAAGGCAGTCAAGCGCCTGATTTTACAGTTATTTATACAACATTGCCTAATACGCAAATTACAGATTTGACAAGTTCTGATTTTACAAATCAAGAAGGTATTTTATATGCTAGAATATTAAGGGACAGGTTATCGCCAAATACAACAGGAACGGCAGACCAAAAGCTTAATACCGGAGATGTTGTACTTTCTCAAATCCCTCAAATTATGACTGAATTTCAATCTTACGAATCAATAATTTATGTTAATTTTGTTGATGTAGGGTTTAATTTATCAAGAGGACAAAATTTTATTCTAGGAAATCAATAAATTGTTTAATTTTAAATAAAAATATTATGTTCCCATTAATGACGGCTATATCAACAGGGATGAATTTATTAGGGTCTGTTAAAAAGTTAAAGTTAGGTCAGAGCCAAAATAAAATGGCAGATGAGATTAATCCTGAATGGAATAAGTATAGCAAAAACCCATTGGCTGCCCAAAATTTAGGGGCTGCCCAAAATTTATTTTACGGGAAAAATCGTGCATTTACACAAGCAGAGGCTAATATCAGACAAGCGCAATCAAACCAAATGTCAAATGCTCAAAGAAATGCAACAGATTCATCTACCTTATTAGCAACAGGAGCAGGAGCTGCTGGTCAAACTCAATCTGCTTTATCAAATTTAGCCGGTCAAGAATCTGGACAACAAGCAGGTCTTTTAGATAATTTAAGTAGAGCTTTTGCTATGTCTATTAACGAAGGAGATAAAGAAAACATTAGCGCACAACAAAAATATTTTGAAGATAAAGCTAATAAAGCGGCATTAAGACAAGGGGGATATCAGAACATGGGTAGTGCGTGGAGCGAACTTGGTGCAACTATTGGAGGACTTCAGGGATTTTTTAAAGATAAAGATGGTGATGACAGCGGTCAAAAAGACCAATATGCTGCATTAAGAGGGATGAATAGTAATATTGCAAATCAGCAGCAAAGAGTCGGGGCGAGTCCCGGATTGGCAACTCAAGATTTTACAAATGGGAATACTGGGAATAGAAGACCAATGCCGGCAAATATATCCCCTAATTATAGAGGAATTCCTATGGGTTCATTTGGGCAAAATTGGAATCCGATAACACCTTGGGGACAATAAAGCAATTTAAAAAAAATATATTATGGCAGCAGATGCAAGTTATGGTTTTGCTTTACCGGATTACTCTAAACAAATTAGAGAAAGTCAAGCAGCATTAGATAGAAAAAACGAAGAGCAAGCTCGTTATGACCAAGAGTTTGAATTAAAAAAAGGTGAGCTAGACGAAAGGAGAGCTGAACGAGAAGCTCAAGCTAGACAAAGAGGATTGTCGCAAATTCAATCTGGAGTTAGGTTAGACAGGATGCCTGTTGATGACCAAGCTTATATAGTATCACAAGATGCTTTGTCAAAGTTGCAATCTAATTTAATATCTAAATTAAATAATAAATCAATTGACCCCATTGCATTGCAGACTGAAATAAACGAGGGCATGAAGGGCATTACAAAGGCATCAAATACATTTATTTTAGAACATAATGAAGTTGATAAATTTGCAGATACAGTAGCGAAAGATAATCCATCAATAGATATCGTAAAACTTAAAAATAAATTAAGAGATGATGTTCGGAATAGGAGAATTAAAGAAGGGCAATTTGTTGACCCAAATCAAGTAGAAGATTCTGCGCTTATTGGTGAACTATCAAACCCAGAAAATTTATCACCATATATTACAGAATATAATGCACTAGATAATATAATAAAAGGTAAACAATCTTCTCGTAATATAGAGGCTAAACTTGGTACTCCTCAATCCTATACTACCTATTCAGGTAAAATGGGTTTTTGGAATAAGCCAACATTTGAAGTTGAACCTAGCGGATTTATAAAAAAAGGTGGAAAGATTCCATCTTTGACATATGGAGGAGTTGAAATAGCAAACGAACCGCTTCCAGCTAATTCGTTAAGTATGGTTGATGGCAAGAAGATTGATGAGCCATTAGATATGATTCCTCAAAGTGTATATGATAAATTTTTAACCGAAGGTGGAAATAATGCTCAATCTGAAATTGTTTCATTAGCGCAAAAGCAATTTACTCCAGAAGCGTACAAAAAATTTAGCCCACAAGAAAAAGGGTTTGCTAATAGAAATGCTTTATATAAATTTTTAAAAGATAAAGATAAAGAAGGGTTCGTGGGTTTATCCGAAAGCTCGTATAATCCTCCTCCATCATATGCTGGTCCAAGAGCAACAGAAGGAGAAAAAAGAGCTGTTATTATTGGTAAATACCTTGATACGTTAAAAAATGCGAGTCTTTCTGGTAATGAAGATGATATAACAAATGCTTTTGATAAGTTTTATGGGTTGAAAGGAGGTAAATATGAGTATGATGGAGTAAAAGTAGTTCCTGATAAAGACGGTAAAATTTCTCAAATTATAATTGGATTGAAAGATAAAGATGGTATAAAATATGAAACTTTAGATGTAAAAGACAAAAATTTTAAATCTAAATTAGGAGGAGTTTATCAAAAAATTTCAGGTAGTGAAACTGCTGCTGAAATTAAAGATTTAAACGATTTAGAAACAAAAAATAATGCTAAATTTACAGCAACAGGAAAAGGTGGAATTAAGATATTTTCACAAGATGGTGTAAATTGGGTTGATGCAAACGGTAAAAAAATACAATAATGCCAGATAACGATAAAATACAATTGCCTAAAGGATTTACGTTAGATGAATCTTTGGACACAGATATAAAATTGCCAAGTGGATTTACGTTAGATGAAGATGTAAAAAAAAAAGACCAACCTACACGTTCAGGATATTCGGTTACACCATTACCATCTCAAGATAAATTTGATATAGGAGAAGAAGTGTCTACTATTGGATATAAAAGTCCAATAGGTAAAGCTATTCAGAAAGATAAAATTAAAGGTAGTAATGTAGCCGGAGTATATAATACATTAGTTGGAAGTTTAGCATCAATTTCGGGCGGATTTACTTATATGGCTGATATACTTGGCGCTCAACCTTATATGCCTTTAAATGTAAGGGTTGCAACTGCGGAAGCAGATAGGAAGAAAGCCGTTAATTTTATAGAACAAGCTCGCTCATCAAGGTCAAGCAAAGAATTTGAGCAACAACAAAGTGAATTTGATGTTAGCCCAACAGAGGGTGGTGGTTTAATGAGTGGGGTAGACTGGGAGGATGTTAGAGGGTTGGCGTTTCAAGCACCTAAAACATTGTTAGAAATGGCTGCCGGAAGTATGTCTGGTGGTTTAACATTTGCTCAACAATCATTTAATGATAATGCAAAAGAATTAGAGGAAAGCGGGGAAGGTAAAAAATTAACCGATGTTCAAAAAGTAGGATATTTATTTGCACAAGCAGCGGCTCAAGCAGCTCTTGAAAAATTTTCTATAGATAAAATATTAAAAAATACAGGGTTAGCTAAAAGTATACAAAAGAAAATTACCGCAGAGGTTATTGAAGGATTTGCTCAAAAAGGCATAAAAGCTACTGCAAAAGAGGTTCAAGATGAGATGGTTAAAAAGGCAGCTAAAATATCTACTAAATTAAAAAATGTAGGTATAAAAGGAGTAGAAAGTGCTTTTGTGGAAGGAAGTACAGAAGGTATTCAGCAAGCGGCTTCGGATGCTATAAAAGTAGCAACTAATAAAATAGCAGAAAAAGAAGTTTTTAATGAAGAAGATATAAATAAAAACTTTTGGAAAAATGTTGTTAATAATGCCGTTATGGGTGCTGCAATGGGTGGCGTAACGGGAGCAGGGTTACAAGGCTTAAATAGTACTGACAAAGCGATTAGACAAGAGATTGCTAATGCAACAGGTGAAAAGAAGTTTTATGTTGATGATAAAGAAGTAACAGAAAATGAGTTTAGTCAATCTACAGGTAACAAGAAGGTTACCACTGATTTACAAAATATACAAGACCAAATCAACAAACAAGTAGAAGAAGGTAACTTAACCCCAGAAGAAGCAGAAGCAGCAAACATTACTGCACAACAATACGCAGAAATTGCAGGGAAGATTCCTACAACAGTATCAAAAGAAGATAAGTATAAAATTATAGGTGGTATTTCACAAAGAAATAGCTTACAACAAGATTTGCAAAAAGCTCGTGAAGAGATGATGGAAGTTGACCCTATATTTAGAAAAGAAAAGCAAGACCAAATTGATTTAATACAAGCTAAAATAGATGAAACGGGCGATTATTTAGAAGGTCTTGCAACAGGAAAGAAGCCAAGATATGTAAAAAGAGATGGTAAAAAAGGAGAAGAAACTACTTATTATAAAGTTAATGAAAATGGAGATAAAACTCCAATAAGTCAAGCTCGTTATGATTTAGCTAAAGCAATTAAGAAAGAAGATAGCAGAAAGAAAGCTCCTGTTGACGAAAATAGACGCAGAAGAGTAGAGCAATTTGATATATTATATGGTGTAAAATCAAATAATCCAGAATTTGATTTTCCTAATTCATTTGAAGAATTTAATAAGAAAATAGATAGCGACCCTAACTACCTTCCTGATTTATACAAGAGAGCGCAAAAGTACAAAGAAACAGGAGAAATTGCTGAAAATGAAATGGGTACAGAAGCATCTTTTATAGAGGCTATAAATCCGCCAGTAGAAAAAGATATTACAATAGCTGAAGTTGTAGATAAAAAAGGTACATACAAAGGGCAAAAAGGAACATTCTTGCAGGATGGGGATAGCATTGTATTTGAGAACGAGACTTCAGGAGAAAAATATGAAATAGGCAAAGCATCTGAAATACAAGAAAAACCGGCATCTGAATTTGATGTTAAATACGATGAGTCTTTGGTTTCAGTTGACGATAAAGGGAATATAAATGTAAGACAAAAGCCTTATATAAACAGATACTCAAATCCATTAAAAGCAATTAATAAGGATGAGAATGGAAATATAGTTTCCGTTAATCTAGAAACAGCTGATGGTAAAAAAAGAACATTTAAGGGAAGTATAGCTGAAGATATAGCTTATCAAATAAACTTGAAAGAAAAAAGTAAAAATGAGCCTAAAGCAGAAGTAGAAACAACAGTTGTTGAAGAACCAATGCAAGCAACAGAAAATGTTGAACCGTTTGTTGAAGTAAAAGAAGAAGTTGAGCCAGTTGAAGTAGTAGAAATACCACTTGATTTAGAAGAAAAAGGTGAACCAATAGGAAGCACATTAGAAGCTGAAAGAAGACGTAGTAATGGAGAAAGAATATTTGCAGTAACAGAACAAGATGAAGAACCTGTAGAAGTCACTTCTGTTGAAATGTTAAGGAGTTACACTCCTGACCAATTATTGGCTTATAAACCAACTGAAGTAGCTGAAGAAACAAAACCTGTTGAAATACCAAAAGAGGTATATAATCCTATAGTTGATAAAATAAGAAAGGGTATTCAAAAATTAAGTGATAAAGCTAAAATAAGTGTCTTAAAGGGTAAAAACTTTGCAAAAGCATTAGAAGATGCTGTTAAAACAGGTGGGGCTAATTTACAATCTTGGGGCGGATTTGAGAAAAAAGGATTTGAAGAATCACCTCAATGGAAAAAATTAATTGATGATGGTACTGTTAAATTAAATTTTGACATAAAAGGATTAGAAGGAAAACCAGTAGTAGTTATTAATCCTGATAATATGCTTACGGGAGAAGTCATTACAAAAAATGGTAACCCTATTGTAGATGGTAATGGTGGTATAAACTTTGTTACTAAATTTGGTGATGTTTGGGCATCTTCTGATAATGCTACAGCTAATACTTTAGCTAAATATATAAATGAAGCAAGACAAAAGGACATTGATGCTGGTGGAAATGGTACAATTCATGTTGTTGTTACAAAAGGGGATTTATCAAAATCTTTAACATCTCATACAGGTGCTAAAGCTGCAATGAAAGTTTTAGAATATTTTGTAGATAAAAAATTAGTTTCTTTATCTGATTTTAGAAAAGCATTAACTGAAGTTGGTAAAAAATATAATATAGATTTTGATGGTAGATTAGATGCTAAAGCTATTCACGATGATATATCTAAAAAATTTTTTGGTGTAAATGATTCTACATTTTCAAAAAGAGGTTTTTTTGTACAAGATATTATTGACCATTTAGCTAAAAATAGTAAAAGCGCTAAAGAAAATATTGGTAAAATAAGAGAATTACTTAATACTGAAGCTTTACCACAATCAACAGAAAGAAAAACAGGAGAGATTAGTTTTGCTAAAGAAGGTATAATTGATGCTATTGGTCATTTACTATCAGACAACATGACCGTTGGAGTAAAAAATAGTGAAGCATATGCAACTATTGAAATAAAACATCCAGTAAAAGTTGTTGATTTAAGTGGTAAAGAAGAAGGTCATGAAAGTTATCCATTTCATTTGCAACAATTTGATGAAAATGGCAATAAAGTTAAACCGGTATTAAATGTATTAAAAGAATCTCAACACGTTACAGATATATTAAATGATGCAAATAATAATGCTGTAGATAAAAAGGGAGGGGCGGGTAAATTTGGTAGTAATCAAATTGGGATGGCTAAAGGAGTAGTTAAACCAGCTTCTGAACATCCTAGTGGTGTTAATATGATGACAGATGCTACAGGAACGATTTATGGTTTTGAGCAAAATGGCAAAATTGTATTAAATGCTGATGTAATGAATGGTAATACTCCATTCCATGAAGCAGGTCATTTATGGTTAAGTTGGGCTAAAGAAAATAGAGAAGATTTGCATGATGCTGGGATGGCTAAAATAGAAGGTTCTAAATATCTTTCCGATGTTAAGAATAATCCAGTTTACCAAGAAAATGCATCTAAATTGCCTGAATCAGAAAGAGAAAATTATTTTAAATCAGAAGCTCTTGCAAAAGCTATAGGTGATAATGGAGAAAAATTTGTAACTGCTGCACAAAAAGCTGATTTTAAACAATGGTTAAAAGATTTATGGGATACAATTGCAATTCATTTTGGAATTAAAAATATGAATGCTGAACAAATATCTAATATGACATTAGATGAATTTTCTAAAAAAGTAGTTGCAGATATTGTTAGTCAAGAAGAACAAGTAGCAGCAGTTGATAAGCTAAAAGGAATAAAAAGCTTTAAAAATAAAAAGAATTTCATAAAGGATAATTTAAAAAATGAAGAAGATAAAAAAACGATAGATGAACTTGATTTTACAGAACAGGATTTAATTGAAATCGCAAAGTCAGAATTTGATTTACCAACATTTAAAAATATAAAAGATGCCGTACAAGAGCGAAGCACAGAGAAAATACTTCAACCAAAACAAGGAGAAGATGGAGAATCAGGGGGTGGACGTAAACGAATGGAACCAAGAGTCGAAGGGGAAACAACTACCGAAGAGGGTGCAGGCACAGAAGCAACACAGCCCGAAAGTACTACGGAAATCCCAGAAGAAATTGAAAATGTAGGATTGGATAATGGTGATGTAGATTATGTTAGAATAACAGCAGCAGATATAGGTGAATTAAGAAAAAGTCTTGGGCTTCCACCATATAAAGGATTACCTCTTGAAACTCATGAAATGTTAAGAGAAGCAGCTCAAGAGATGATTAAAAAAGGTGTAAGCGTTGAATCTTTGTATGATAAAATAAAATTAGGAAAGATTTTAACTAATTACGAAAATGCATTTATGGCTGAATATAGAGCTGCATTAGATTTGGAATTAAAAAATAATCCTTCTCCAGAATTATTAGCCAAGATTACTGAATTTGCTGATATATTCCAACAAAGTGCATCTCAAACTGGTAAGGCATTAGAAAGTTTAAAAATAATAAAAAAGCTTAACGAAGCTAACACATTATCAAACTTTTTATTAAGTAGACAAGAAGATAAAGGATATCCATTGACTCCTAAAATGATGATAGAAGAAACTGCTAAATTTGAAAAAATACAAGAAGCAAAGGAGCAATTACAAGAATCTGTTGACAATGATATTCAAGAGCAATTGAAAGCAGAGGTTGAAATGGAGTCAAAAAAAGAAAATAAAACAAAAGCTAAAAAATCTCATGAAGAATTTGTAAAAGAAAGAAATGATGCATTAGCAGCTGCAAGAGAAGCGGTAAAAAAAGTTAACAAAGGCGGTGGCGGATTGATGGCTTCTGCACCGGGATTACCTCAATTATTTGCAGTAGCTCCTCATATGAATAAATATGTTAGAAGTTTATTTGCCGAAGGTGTTTCTAAATTAGATGATATTGTTACTGAAGTACATAAAGAATTTTCTGGATTAATTGAAGGATTAACAAAAAGAGATGTAATAGATGTGATTGCAGGTAAATATAATCTTAAAAAGAAAACAGCTAATGATATAAGTGCAGGTATTAGAATGTTGCGCAGAGAAGCTGAATTATTAGGTTTACTTGAAAAAGCAAGACTTGGTCAAGAGGAAGCTAAATCTGAAGCCCAAATTCAAGAAAAAGGAAAAAGGATTCAGGAATTAGAAGCTAAAATAAAAGAGGTTAAAAAATTATATAAAGCAAAAGAATTATCAGAAGAAGGAGTTACTGAAGCTTTTAAAGAAAATTTAACAGATACTGAATACAATAAAAAAAGACAAAAATTTTTAGATAAAAAAATTGCAGAATTAGAAAGTGATTTAGAAAATAAGAACTACGATAAAGAAACAAAAGAAACTCCTAAATATACAATTTCTAAAAAGACAAAGCAAAAGATGGATAGGGTTATTGAGCTTGAAAAAGAACTTGCTATAGAAAGGTATAAAGAGCAATACAGTAAATTAAATAAGTGGCAAAAAGCATGGGAAACGGTAAAAAACATCACCGGTATAAGAAGGATAGTTCAAACTGCGCTTGATGCCTCTATTTGGTTTAGACAATTAGCAAAAGTGACATTAAACCCTAGAAAGTGGGATATTGCTGCAAAATTTTTATATGCCGGGTCTCAATCAGTATTTAGTCAAAAAAATTATGATAGATTAATGTATGGAATACAGCAATCTCCTGATTTTAAAAATATGGTTAAAGAAGGGATTAGATTTAATGATTTAAATGCAATTGATTCTAAAAATGTAAATGAATTTACAAATCCTCAAAGTATTGTTTATAAAATACCTATTATTAGAAATTTAATGGTTGCATCTCAAAGAATAGCTGATGCTTCTATGAATGTCGCCAGATATGAACTTTATCAAAAATATCAAAAAGTTTTATTGAGTAAGGGTATTACAAGAGAAAGCGACCCTAAAGTTTATGAAGGAATGGCTAAATGGGTAATGAATAGCACTGGTAGTGGAAATATGTTAAAATTATTAGAATCAAAAGCAGGACAGGAAACCGCAGGAACTTTGTTTTATGGTGCTAGATTAATGGCAGCAAATTTTAATACATTAAATTTAGCTTATTATGTAAAAATGCCTTCTGAAGTAAGAGAAATGGCATGGAAAGATATGGCTGCATATACATCTACAGTGATTATGTCAACATTAGCCTTGGCGGCGGCTGGTGGTACTGTATCTATGGACCCAGATGACCCTGAATTTTTACAAGTTAGATTTGGGAAAAAAGTTTACGACCTTACTGCTGGTCAAGCTCCATATATTAGAACATTTTTAAGAATAATAGAAGCATTTGGTGCAACTGGCAGTCAAGTTTTAGGGTATACAAGCAAATTTGAAGCTCGTAAATCAAGAGATTTTGCTTCAAATAGTGTTCTTAATTTTTTTAGAAATAAATTATCTCCAAATTATTCTTATGCAGTTAATGCTTATGTTGGTAAAAATACAATAGGTCAAGATTTTAATCCAATGGAAGTATTCCAAATATATCCAATGTATGCAGATGATGTTTACAATGCAGTTAAAGAAGATGGAATGGTATCATTATTAACTGTATTAATGCCTAATATTTTGGGAGTAGGTTTTTCTAGTTATTATTCAGATAAAACCATGAAGCCTATGGATGAAACAATAGAAATGGCTAAAAATAGTGATGAATTAAATCCTGAAACAATTAAGAAAGGGATGACTATGAAAGAGTTTAAGGAATATGCAGAAATGCGTGATAAATTAATTGAAGAAAAAATTACCAAATTATATAAAGAAGGTATATATGATAATAGGGAAGAAAAATATGTGCCTATTACAAAATCAACACCTGAAGAAATTACAGCAGCTATTATAAAAGCAAAAAGGCAAGCAACAACAGAATCTAAATCAAAATTTAATTCAAATAACGAAGAAGAGGATGATGAAAAATAACTAAAAATGAAACATGGAAACACTAGAAGAACTAAAACACAAACTTTCACTTTATGAACAAAATGGCGCAGCCAAATTATTTTACGCTTTAAATAGGAAGGCGAATGAAATGGCTGATTTATTGAATAAAACCAATATAAGCAATTTGTTACTTGATGACCCTAAAGACAAAACATTTGAAAGACTAAAAGTTATCTGGAACGACAGCGCTAGTATTTCCGCAGCCATTAAGGAATTAGGCATTTCAGCGGGCGTTACTGGGGATGAACAGAAAGATGTAGTCAAAAAACCATTTGTTGAAACTATAGCAGAGTCAAGAAAATAATGTTTGATAAAATAAAAATATACGGGGTAGAAATTAATCTACCTCCCGTCCCTGATGAGGTTGAGAATTGGGGAACTGATATTGCTAGTGAGCAGTATTGGAGAAGAAAAGAATTGCCTAAATTTTTTGAATCGGTAGAATACGATAAAGAAGGTAATGCGCTATTGGATTTAGAGCAATCTGATTTTGCAGCAAGAGAGGTAGATAGATGTAGAAAGGGGTTTTGGTTTTATAACAATGGAGTGCCAACTTTTCTTACAGGTAAACACTATTTTTATCTTCAATGGTGGAAGCTAGAGGATGATATTTATGGTGATTTCAGGGATGCAGATAGGCGTTATTTTTTGTTTCTAGACCATTGGGAAAAGACTCCTTGGTGTCTAGGTGTTGTTAGAGGTAAAAAGCGTAGAGAGGGTGCAACCTCGCAGGCGACATCAAATATCGTTTATGAGTGTATCTTTTATAAAAATAGCTTTTGCGGATTAACAAGCAAAACGCAGATAGATGCTAAAGCTGCATTTACAAACATGATTTCTTTTGGGTATAGGCAATTACCCGTGTTCTTAAAGCCAAAGCAATTAAATAACAAAGACAGCGTAAGTGAACTTGTATTTGCGCATAAGTCTGTAGAGGTAAAAGGTGGAAAAGGAAGTACAATTGACACAGATACCGGACATAGGTCTAAAATCGATTATAGAGCGCCTTCCTTGAACTCTTATGACTCCGGAAGGTTAAGTCGTGGACTATTTGATGAAGGCGGAAAATGGGCAAAAGAAAACCCATTCTCGACATTTATATCAATTGTAAGCAAGACACTTGTAAAGGGTGCTAAAAGGGTGGGATTTATAGAATGTCCATCAACATCCAATTCAATGACTAGTGGAGGAGAAGAATTTAAGATTGTTTGGGATAACGCAGACCATACTAAATACCTAAAAACTCCTAATAGACTTGCTAAATACTTTTCTCCGGCTTATGACGGGTACTTGGGTTTTATAGATAGATACGGGATGAGTGTTATTGACCCGCCAAACGAAGAGCAATATAAATTTTTAGTTGATAATTATGTAGGCGCAGGTGACCTTAATGAAGAAGATATTAAATTAGGCGCAAAAGAATATTTAAAAGAAAAAAGAAAAATTTTAGAAAGCGTACAATTAGAAGAAGAGATAAGGATGAACCCCTTTGATGAAAGGGAGATGTTTATGCTTCGGAATAATAATTGTCATTTTGATGCTGTATTACTTAACGATTTGTATGAAATATCTAAAATAAACGAAAAGGAAGTATTGGAATATGGCAATTGGATGTGGAAAGATGGCAAGCCTTTTACAGAGGCTGAATGGCATCCTACAACAAAAGAGAATGGTAGATGGACTATAGCTAAAAACTTTAAGCGACCTGAAGGTGAAACATATATAACTAGAGGGTCTTTATTTTTGCCTAAAAATCCTGTTCAATTTATTATGGGATGTGACCCATTTCAGAATTCAGTTGTGGAATATGGCGAAGGTTCTAAAGCCACAAGCTTGGTACTAAATAGATATGACATAGGCAATAATGACCCTGTATATAACATGATGTTTATTAGCAAGTATCACGCAAGACCTAGAATGGTAGAGTTATTCCATATGGATATGGTTTTACAATGCTTTGCTTATGGCGGACAGATATTGATAGAGGCTAAAATGGATGGCGGCTTGCGTAAGTTTTTTATAGATAATAACTGCGAAGCCTTCCTGATGAGATTGCCCGATAAAGCAAATTATGGTATTGACCCTAATGCCGATAATAAAGCACTTATGGTAAACCTATGGGAGCAGTATATATTAACGCATGGCAAGGAAGGTAAGTTGATATATCCGGAATTAATAGATGACAAGTACGATGGGCTTCTTAAATTCAATGTGAATGAAACCGAAGTAAGTGACCTTGTAATGGGAGGAGGATGGACGCTTGTTGCCGACTATTTTAAACGAGCAATTTTTAAGAAATCAGAAGATAGGATTAAGATAACAGACTTTTTTAAACAAACAAAAATAGCATAATGGCGTGGACTGACTTTTTTACGAAAATATTCGTTATAAATTTACCCGAAAGGACTGATAGGTTATTAGATGTAGCCGGAGAATTAGATAAATGGAGTATTCCGTATGAACTAGTTAATGCTATTAAGCATGAAAAAGGAGCAGAAGGACTACGCCTTACAGTGCAGGGTATATTTGAAAAAGCTGTTGAAAATAAATGGGATTCAGTATTGATTTTTGAAGATGACGCAATGTTTGTTGAATCGTGTGGCAACCCTAATGAAACAATGGAAAAGGTAGTAAAACAACTACCCGAAGCTTGGCATATATTACTATTAGGAGCGCAAGTTACTGGTGGTTTTAGAGCCAGAACTTCCCCTAATTTATTACGAGTAGAGAAGGCTTTTGCAACCCACGCATGGGCTTTGTCATTGCAGGGGATGAAAGAGATATTGGCGCAAGGCTTATATGCTCCAATAGATAATTGCATAGTAGAAAAAATTCAACCAATCGGACAGACTTACATAACATATCCGTTACTTTGCACACAGAAAGAAGGGATGTCTGATATAGGCGGTCAATTTATAGACTGGCGACCATTCATAGAAAATAGATACTATCAAAAACTAGGAGAAATACAACCATGAGAACATTATCAATCTGCATACCTACTTGGAATAGAGTAGAAATGACATTAAATAGTTTTAAGGAAGTTTACAATGATGATAGAGTAGAAGCTATTGTTATCGTAGATGATGCAAGCGATGAGCATATTTATAACAAATTAAAAGAAGAGTGCGATAAATTATCTAAAGTTAAATTATATAGAAATTTGACTAATAGAGATTGTTATGCTAATAAGTATGTTTCTATTAGCTTATCCCCTACCAACTATTGCATTATATTAGACTCTGATAATCAAATAGATACACTATATCTTGATAAGATTTTTGAACAAGAATGGGCGGAAGATATGATTTTAGCTCCAGATTGGGCAAAACCAACATTTAATTATACAGAGTATTCAGATTTAATAGTCAGTAAAGACAACTTAAAAGAATATATAGATAAGCCAATGTTTGAAACTTGTTTAAATTGTATGAATTATTTTGTAAACAAAAATACTTATTGTGATGTTTGGGATGCTACAACAGACCCCGTAACAAGTGATAGCTTATTCCAAAATTATAATTGGCTAATGTCAGGTAAGTATATTCATATTGTTCACGGGTTAAGGTATGAGCATTTAGTTCACAATCAATCTCACTATATAAATAATGTTCAAAGAACAGGTGATTTTAGAGAAATATTAATAGAAAAGATTAGGAAATTAAATTAAATTAATTAATTTTACTTATGGTATCTTTTACAAACGCAGGGAGAATGGGTAATTGGCTTTTTGAAGCGGCTACAGCAATGGCTTACGCTTTAAAGCATGATTTAGATTTTACTGTTCCAAATGTAAGCAGCAATCCAAAATGGAATCCTATTTATTGTTTACATTTAGTAAACTCTAGTTACAATCCTGATATTGAAAAAATACAATTATGGGAAGGGAAGCACTCGTATGAAGAGTTGCCTTTTGAAGAATCTTGGAGAGATAAAAATATAATAGTTGAAGGTTACAGGCAAACTGCAAAATACTTTGATGAATACAGAAGTGAGATTTTATATTTGTTAAAATTTGACTGGGTAAAGAAAGAGGGATATGTTGCAGTTCATGTTAGACGAGGAGATTATGTTACTTTAAGAGAAAAGCATCCTGAAGTTACTATTGAATGGTATGAAAAAGCTATGGCTATGTTTCCTAATTATAAATTCAAGTTTTTTTCTGATGACATTGCTTGGTGTATGGATGCGTTTAAGCATAGAAATGATTGCGAGTATTCCGGAAACACAGATGAACAAAGTGATTTAATAGAAATGAGTTGGTGTGAGCATCAAATATGTTCGCCTTCAACATTTTCATGGTGGGGAGCTTATTTAAATAGAAACGAAAATAAAAAAGTAATATTCCCGCAATTTTGGTTTAGTGCAGGATGGTGCGGATTAGATACAAGCGATATTGTAAACCCTGAATGGATAAAATTATGATTCAATTAACTATGTTTGATTTTCAGCATTTCTATCAAAGGATTGCAAAAGAGCTTCCAGATGATTGCAAAGTTTGTGAAGTTGGTGTTGCTGATGGCGATAGTGCCATTTACCTAGCACAAGAAATAAATAGACTTGGCAAGAAATTTAAGTTGTATATGGTAGATAACATGGATTATGGTGGTTATCTGCAAATGAAGACTATTTACCAAAATATTATAAAAAGCGGTTTAGGAGAGTTTATTGAAGTAGTTCCGTTTGCAAGTTTAGAATCAGTAAAATTATTCAATGATGGTTACCTTGATTTTTGCTTTATTGATTCGTCACATACTTACGAGGAAACTAAAAAAGAAATAAAAGCTTGGTATCCAAAAGTAAAAGACGAAAGTATATTAGCAGGGCATGATTACAATGCTTCTGATGTAAGAAAAGCGGTTGATGAGATTGTTCCGAAAGCATTTGTAAGAGATGATGTTAACGAGCAAAGTTTTAATCCAGAAATTGTGTTACATTCTGAAGATACTTTAAATGAATGGGGTTTATGGTGGTTAAAGAAACAATGGTATTTAAAATTAAATAAATAATTATGAAAACAGCTTTAGTTTGTGGCGCAGGTGGATTTATAGGTAGCCATATGGTTAAAAGATTAAAAAAAGATGGTTATTGGGTTAGAGGCGTAGATTTGAAATACCCAGAACATTCTGAAACAAAAGCAGATGAATTTATCGTTGGGGATTTAAGAGATGAGCAATTAGTTAGCAGGGTTTTATGGTCGCCAAAACAACATAATTTATTAGATAAGGATAATGCATTTGATTTAGTAATTCAAATGGCGGCGGATATGGGGGGCGCAGGGTATATTTTTTCAGGAGATAATGATGCAAATGTTATGCATAATTCTGCATTGGTAAATTTAAATATTGCATTTTATGCTTCCAAATGTGGCGTTAAAAAATTATTCTTTTCATCAAGCGCTTGCGCATACCCACAAGAAATACAAGAGTCTACAGATAACAAAGGTTTAAAAGAAAGCGATTGTTTTCCAGCTAACCCAGATAGCCCGTATGGATGGGAAAAGATATTTAGCGAAATACTATTTGATTCTTTTTATAGAAATTATGGTCTTGATATAAGAATAGCTAGATTCCATAATATATTTGGTGAAGAGGGTACTTGGGTTGGAGGCAAAGAAAAGGCTCCAGCTGCTGTTACTAGAAAGGTATGCGAAACAGAGGATGGAGGGGAAATAGAAATATGGGGAGATGGATTGCAAACAAGGTCTTTTTTATACATTGATGAATGTATAGAAGGTGTAATGAGATTGCTTGAATCTGATTATAGAAAACCAGTTAATATTGGTTCTGATGAAATTATATCTATTAACGATTTAGCTAAATTAGTAATTAGCATTTCGGGTAAAAATATAAAAATTAAAAATATAGAATCTAACGCAATAGGCGTAAGAGGAAGAAATTCAAATAATGAGTTAATACAAGAAGTTTTAGGGTGGCGACCATCAAAGCCTTTAAAAAAAGGATTAGAAAATTTATATGTTTGGATAGATAATCAAGTTAATAAAAACGCATGTATATGATGATATCATTTGACTATCTAGTCGACAAACACAAATTGGATATAAGGGGGGTATTGCATTTAGGGGCTTCTACCGGACAGGAAAGAGATGCCTATGACAATTATTGCAAGGGGAAAGTTATATGGGTAGAGGCTATACCTAAAGTTTATTTAGACCTCCAGCATAATATAAAACCATACCCACAACAAACAGCATATAATGTTTGCTTGAGCAATGTGGATGGCGATGAGGTTGTATTTAATGTTTCAAATAATGAAAGCCAAAGTTCATCAATTTTGGAATTAGGAGTTCATGCATTAATTCATCCTGAAGTGCATTATGTAGAACAAATAGCTATGAAAACACAAAGAGTAGATACATTGCTAAAAGATGTAGATGTATCTACTATTAATTTTCTGAATGTAGACTTACAAGGTGCGGAGCATTTAGCAATAGAGGGGATGGGCGATTTGATTAAAAATATTGACTACGCATTGCTTGAGGTGAATATGAAAGAAACGTATAAAGGGTGCATGTTGGTAGAGGAGCTTGATTATTTCATGCTACAAAGAGGATTTGAAAGAGTTGAAACGGGGGAGTGGGTAGCTGAAACATGGACAGACGCATTATATATCCGTAAATACAAAATATGATACATATACCAGAAGAATTTATTCCAACAATAAATACAGTATATCCTTGGGAAAATGATATTATATTTGAAGATTGGGTTTCACACGAGCATATCCCAAACACTGAAAGGCATTACCTTCCAATTCAATGGACAGCATATCATGTAAATAATAATTATGGTAATAATCCTGTAGCAAGAAAGCAATTACAAGACTATGTAGATAAGTTGCCTAAAGATTTAAAATATTGGACTATTTGCCAATATGATGACGGGGTAATGACTGATTTTAAAGATTTGGATATCTTGGTTTTTAGTATGAGCAAAAAGACGGGGGTGGAAATACCGTTATTGTGTAAGCCACATTCATACGAGTGGAATCATAGCAAGTCAATATTTGCATCATTTATTGGCACACATACGCATCCAATTAGGGAAAATGTATTTAACATACAGAATAAGGATTTTTATATTTCCGATAAGCAGCATGACATACAATCATTTTGCGATATAATCTCTCATTCATTATTCGGATTATGTCCAAGGGGGTATGGATTGAATAGTTTTAGAATAGCAGAATGTATGCAATACGAAACCATCCCTGTATATATTTCAGATGAATTTATTAGTTGCTTTGATGCTAATTTTGAAGACTATGGAATTATAATAGAAGAAAAGGATTCAAGTAAAATAGAGGAAATTTTAAAAAGCTACACTGATTTACAGATAGTAGATAAGCAGTTAAAAATCAAGGAGATATACAATGAATATTATACATACGAAGGGGCTTTTAACAAGATTAAAAACATTCTAAATGCAAATAGCAGTAATCCATAATTTTGATTCAGCTACTAGATTTGATATGTTAATGCAGGAATTTAAGACTCAAGGCATAAGAGATTTTAAATTTTTTCCGGCAGTTCATGATAGTCATTCGGTTAAGAAAGCTATAAATTTAGCACACAAACAATGCGTCAGGTATGCTTTAGATAATAATTTGCCTGAAATATGCATAATGGAAGACGATGTTCGTTTTACTAACAAAAATAGTTTTTCTTATTTTTTAGAGCATAAACCTGAAGATTTTGATGTATATTTAAGTGGTATTTATTTAGGAGAGATTTTAAAGGATAATTCAGTAAAAGAGTTTTCCGGATTTCATTGCTACATTGTAAATAAAAAATTCTATGAAACTTACTTATCCTTACCGGATGATGCTCACATTGACAGGGCATTGGCAGGTCTTGGAAAGTATTATGTATCTAGCCCTTTTATAGCAATTCAACACAATGGATTTTCCTATAATACAAAAATGGAAATGAATTACGATGACCTTTTGATAGGAAGAGAATTATATTAATTTAATTAATAAAATATATTTTGTTTTTTTTATTTACTTTTAATTAATTTTGGTAATAAATTTTATTTAGTTAATGCAACAAGCTACAAATACATACCCTAATCAACAGATTGACCCAAGGGAAAAAGGATATGATTGGATACTTCAATATTGCAAAGCGGCATGGGGTGATTCCCGTGGTTATGTGCCGAATAATATGTTGAACTTTGGTCAGTCTAAAATGAATGAAATAAGAGAGTATGCATTAGGAAGACAAAGCACTACAAAGTATAAAAAACTTTTGAATGTAGATGAGCAAACAGATAAAACATGGCTTAATACGGATTGGACTCCACCTTCATTTTTAACAAAGTATAGAGAGATAGCTATTTCAAAACTTGTTCAAAGGCGTTATGATTTGCAAGCATTTGCAGTTGACCCTTTAGCTAAAAGTGAAGAAGACGAGCGCTTTAATGAAATGAAAGTTAAAGTGATGATGCGTGAGGCTGCAATAAAGGCAGGTAATGAAGAATTGGCTAATAGCCCTGTTTTGAAACCAATGGAAGGCGAGCCTGAAGATATGGAGCAGTTGTTAATGGAACAACAATTTGGTTACAAACATGTTATGGCAATGGAAGCAGAATGTGCTATTGCTTTAACAATGTATAAAAATAAATTTGACGAGAAAAGAAAAAGAACTATTGAAAATTTATTTGATTTTGGTATTGGTGGATATACTGAATATATAGATGAGAATGGTGCGGTGAATGTAAGAGAGGTTAATCCTGAAAATTTAGTATTATCATATTGCGCAAAAAATGACTTTTCCGATTTAGTACATTTCGGAGAAGTTAGAGAAGTATATGTAGGGGACTTGGCACCTTATTTTTCCCCCGACCAATTAAATTTGATAGTTCAATCTGTAGCCGGACGCTTTGGTAACCCATCTAACTTTATGTATGGCACAGACTATTCAAAGTATTGGAATCGTTTTAAGGTGCTTATTTTAGATTTTGAATTCCTATCATGGAATGATTACACTTATAAAGAAGAAATAGATAACAGAGGTAATGCTCGCTTTGGTAAAACAAAGTATCAGGATTCAAGCAAGATGGATTTGGCGGTTAATGAGAAGGGAACGATTGAAAAGTTTGACTACGCAGGTTCTGTACCTAGTTTAGTTGACTCAAAGAGCAAAGGACAAGCCGAGCCTGTATATATGCCTGTTACTAAAAAGGTTGTTTATAAGTGTAAATGGTTAATTCAAACTGATTATATGTATGATTGGGGTATGTCTGAAAATCAAATTAGACAACCTTCGTCTTGGTGGGATACAAAATTAAACATCCAATTATACTCATGGAATTTCTATAAGATGCGTTTTGCAGGTATTACAGAAAGATTAATTCCATTAGAAGATAAAGCGTGTTTAGCTTGGTTCAGGCTTCAAAATATGTCTAATAAATTAATTCCGTATTTAATAAATATAGATTTAAATGCATTAGAAGGAGTTGATTTTGGTGGTGGTGGTGATAAGATGAACCCGACAAAGGTTATGGATTTTATATTTTCTAATTTTGTTGTACCTTATCGTTCAACTGATTTATTAAGTCAAAATCCAAACTACAAGCCAGTAAGCATTGAAGCTTCAGGGCAATTAGCTGTATTTGGTCAATTGTATCAAGAGTTGCAAAACACTATTGATATGATGCGTCAAATATCAGGATTAAATGAATTGACAGATGGCTCTACTCCTAATTCAAAAACATTAGTTCCAGTTGCAAATGCTGCAATGGAAAGTACTAATAATGCTTTATACTTATTAAGTTTTGCAGACAAACAATTAGTGCAAAATGTTGCAGACGCTATTGTTGCAAAAGTGCAAATAGCTGTTAAATTAGGCAAGGTAGAAGGTTATGGTAGAGCATTAGGTACGGAAACCGTTAAATTTTTTCAAATCAATCCTGATTTGTCTATTCATGAATTTGGTATATTTATTGAAGATAGCCCGTCTGATTACGAAAGACAACAATTAATACAAGAATTAAATATTAGAGATTCTCAAGGATTAATTGAGCCGGAAGATAAAATACTTGTAATGAGTTGCCGTAATTTAAAAATGGCATCAATGATACTTGCGTATAAGATTAAGAAGCGTAGAGAGAAGATGCAAGAGTTTGAATTGCAAAAGGTAAGAGAGGCTTCTCAAGGTAATGTAATGGCGACTCAAGCAGCAGAACAAGAAAAACGTATCACATTGCAAGACCAATTAAATGCAGATATAGCTAAAATTAATGCTGAAAAACAATGGGAATATATTATTCAAATGGGTAAGAAGGATAAAGATATTCAAGAAGCTGAAATACAAAAAGAAGCAAAAGTTATCGCTCAAAGAATAGCAGCAGACGCTAGAATAGCGGTAAGCGACAGGAAACAAGTACAAACAATGAAAACAAAATAAAATGGTAAAATCCTTATTATCTAAAAGTATGAAAAGCGTCTTGCAAGAGGCGTTATATCTAGAGTTATATCAATCTAATCTTTGGAAAGCTTTGGCTAACCAAATGCAACAATATGGCTTCTTTGGTACACAAAAATATTTTTTAACAGAAAGCGCTGAAGAATTAACGCATTATCAAATACATGTTGAGTTCCAAAATGATATGGGTGATTGTGCTGATATGCCATCAATTGAAGCTATTAAAGATAAGGTAAAGACTATTGGAGAATCTTTAGAAATAGGTTACGAAATGGAGCTTGAAGTGTATAATAAATATAAAGAGTTTTACAAGAAGGCAGAAGATGAGGATTGCGTTGTAGGACAATTTTTATTACAATTTTTGGAAATACAAAGAAAAGCAGTAGGTCATTATGGTGATTTGCTTGCAAAATATGAAACAGCTGAAGCAACTAAAGAGATATTAGAATTCGACCAACATATCAACGATGTTCCTTAAATATAATTTCGTAACGAAAAAACACAAACATGTCAGAAGAACAAAATCAACAAACAACACAAGAAGAAACAAAACCGGTTTACAAAGCTAGTACGGGTATCCCAAGCGTAGATGATTACAGAGAAGCCGAAAGTCATAACTTTAAAGCCGAGGGAAACGAAGCGCAGGTAGAAACGCAAACTCAAACTGTTCAAAATGAGAGTCCCGCAGCTATTGACAATACGCCACCTGAAGAAAATGCATCTTCATTCACAATGCCATTACTTGATGGAACAGATGGAGAAGAAGCTAATTCAGCAAGCGCAACAATTGGCGACTGGAAGGAAGAGTTAAAAAAAGCAAATCCAAAAGATATTCTAAAGGAATTAGGGTATGATGATTTTTTAGCGGAATTTGCAGAGTATAGAAAGAATGGAGGAGATGCGTATAAGTATTTAGAAGCAAGAGCATTTGATTGGGATACTGTATCGCATCAGGATTTGATTTTAGATGAATTAAAATCGCAATACCCCCATCTAACTGAAGATAAGGTTGAAAGATTATATCAGTCTAAATACAAGCAATCAGATATGGCATCTGATGAAGATAGAGAAATTGGATTAATTCAATTAGAAGCAGATGCAGAACTTGTAAGACAAAAAAGAGTTACCGAACAGAAGCAATTCCAAATACCAGAGCCTGCAAGAATGCAAGAGGCAAATACACAGGCAATGTATGAGGAGCAGCGGAAGTTAGAAATAGACCAATCACAAAAGATTATTCAATTTTTTCAGGAACACGAAGCCACTAAAAACTTATATCAAAGCAAGAGAGTTGCTATTGATTTGGGTGATAATGGTAAATTCAATTTCAATATTGATAAACCTGAAAATCTAATGTCAGTAGCGTTAGATTCGGAAAAATGGCAAAGAGCAATATCAGTAAATCCGCAAGAGGCAGATGTGAGCAAGCTTATTCCAGATGTCGCTAAATTGCAAAAAATTGCATTAGTGGCAATGAATCCAAACTACGAGAGAGATTTAGTGAACTATGGTAAATCATTGGGGCTGAAAGCTATTGTGGAAGAAGGGCAAAACGCACGAAGACCAATAGGTAATACGCCTGCCCAACCCAATGAATCGTTTGCTGAAGCTATTAAAACAAGAGCTAAAGTAAGCACACTAGGCAGGTAGAATTTATTTTACCCTTAAAAACAAAACAAAATGGCAAATATTGGAAATATAACCAAAGCCTACGTCAGCGCTATTGACCCAGTGCTTGACACGAGAGAGATTAACAAATTAGTTACCGACATCCAAAACGAAGATGCGTTAACCGACATTTTATGGTTGGGAGATAGAAAAAAACCAATCGCAACAGGTCAACCTTTGTACTACACATTTGTAAACGAAAGTTTATTTAAATTGTTAGATACAACAGGTGGTACAGTTAATGGTACAGGTACAACTTCATTAAACTTCACTTGTACAGCAGCGACTTCAGGTCAAGCTCGTAAAGATGATTTAGTGTTAGTTCCTACTGGTGCTATTTCTGCTATCGTTACAAACGTAGTATCTACTTCAGGTATTGATACAGTTTACATTAAGACAGTTTCTGGAGCTAACGCTACTTTAACTGCTGGTGATAAATTATCTTTATTCTCTGTAGCAGTTGGTGAGAATTCTGTTTCTCAAAGCAACTTACGTTTCGGTTTGACTCGTTACACTAACAAGTATCAAATCTTTAGAGAAATCTCTAAAATCACAGATGTACAAAACGCTGCTACAATCGAGGTAGAATTTAACGGACAAAACAAGTTTATCGTTAAAGACCATTTAGAGAAAGCAATCCGTTTAAAAGGACAAATCAATGCTGCTTATATTGCAGGTGATATGTCAGTTACAACTTTCAGCGATAGCAACCCTATCTTGACTGATGCTAACACTTCTGGCGGAGATGGTGGTGGACCGGTACAAACTACTCGTGGATTGAACAAATACATTGAAATGTATGGTTCTACATTAGTAAATGGTACTTTAGGTACAGTACAACAAACAAATATTGATAACGCTTTAGATGTGTTGATTTCTCAACGCTCTCCTAAAGATTATTTAGTATTTGGTTCTTCTGCTGCAAAGCGTGCGCATGATACATATTGGAAGGCTTTAGGTTCTTCTGGTGTTCAATCAGTACGTATTGTAGTTGATGGTAAAGAATTAGATTTGACTGTAGACAAAGTTAGCTACGGTGGATTTGATTTACATTACATGGCAATGCCAATTCAAGACCAACCGGTATTATTCAGCCAAACTACTATCAATAAGAGTGTTTACTACATTCCTTATAACAATAGAGTTAAAGTTGAAGGCGGTGGTTATGATTCAGCAATGCGTGTAAGATACGTACCTGCTCAAACCAAGTATGGTAATGACATGATTGGTGAAATCCATACAGGAGCATTATCTCCTGTTAATCCTAACGGAGATGCGATGAACTGGACATGTTCTTGGACAACTGCGCAGGGTTTAGAGTGCCTTGGAGTCCAGCACTTTTTACGTCAACAAGTTTTGTCGTAATTTTAATGATAAGGGGGGTGGGTTTTCCATCCCCTTTTATTATCTTTGCATAAACTATAATCAATGCAACAAGAATTTTGGAAGCCGGTAATTGGCGTAAAAGATAATTTATATGATGGTTATTATGAGGTAAGTAATTTAGGTAGAATAAAAATGCTTCCAAGATTATTAAGGCATAGTAAAGGGATAAGGGTTTCAAAAGAAAAAATTGTTGAAGGTTGTAATAGGCATGGTTATAAAACAGTTTCTTTTAAAAAGGATGGAATTAAAAAAACAATAGATGTCCACATATTAGTTGCGCGAGCATTTATTAAAAATCATAATCCTGATAAATTTAAAATTGTAAATCATTTAAATAGCGATAGAGCGGATAATAGAGTTGAAAATTTAGAATGGTGCGACCATAGTAGAAATGCAAAACACGCAATTGAGGCAGGTAAATTAAAGATAACAAGAGGAACGCAAAGAAGTACTGCCATATTGAATGAGGATAAGGTTTTGGCAATAAAATTGCTCTATAAAACAGGAAAGTTTTCTCATTGGAAACTAGCAAATATGTTTGATATTGGAAAAACAACAATTCAAGGAATTATAAACGGAACTAAATGGGCGCACGTAGCCTAATTTCATAACAAAAAAACACACAATATGCAAGTAGTTGGAAAATTCAACGCGATTTCAGAGGAATTAAAAAAGCAAATTCCTGCGTTAGAGGTTGGTCAAACAATCACATTTGAAATGCTTACCGGTCAAAAGAACAATGACCCTGATGAAAAAGAAAGACAAAAAAATCCTATGCTTTATCCTAAAGCAAATATTCCTTTAAGGGATAGAATTAAAGACCCTTATATAAAAGAAGGAAGCTCTTGGGTAGATATCGTAGTTGCTGATTCATGGGATAGAGATGGTAATCCTAGAGAAAGATTTTTTATGCCGGGGATTAGTGATGGCTCTGGAGATTTTAAATTCGGAGGTAAGTTTTCATTAACCGGTGGAAACCAAAGAGATGAAGAGTTGTATGAGTTTTTGATGATTTCAAATTGGAATCAAGATAGTATTATAGGAGAAGGAGGAAGAGATAAAAGCAAAGCTCCTATGTGCAAGGTTATTAATCAAAAAGTTACAAGTCAAAAAGTTATGACTGGCTTTAACACATTAAAAGAGGCAATTAATATTGTTACCAAATTAAAACCTTCTGAAGCTCGTCAAATTGGTGCATCATTAAATTGGAATGAGTTTACTGATGATGAAGTTATTTTAGCTCAAGTAGCTGATTTAGCTCGTACTAAACCTGAAGAGTTTTTAAGAGTTTATAATGACCCTAATAAACCAATTAAAGCATCTGTTAGAAAAGCATTAGATTCTGATGTTCTTAAATTTGATATTGCAACAGGAAAAGTTACTCTTGGTTCTCAAGAAATAACAACCATATCAAAAGAGGATAGAGGAAATGTTACAGAAGCTTTAACTCAATTTATTAATTCTGCAAAGAATGGTAAACAAGTTTTAGATAATATCAATAAACAATTAACTGAACCAGAAGTGGTATAGAATTAATTTAATTATTATAAGAAAAGCTCTTACTTAAAAAAAGTAGGAGCTTTTTATTTATAATACTATTATTTTTTGGTATTTTTGGTAAAAGTTTATATTATGCCATTTATAGAGAATTTTACCGCAACGCAATATATTTCAGTGCCTAATTTGATTGTATTTGATGATACAAGTACGGGTACAGATGCTGCTATTACTAGCAGAAGAGTATATATGCAAAAATCAGATGGAACATATCTTGTTGAAGCAGGAAATACTACAAATTATGAACTATTTCCTTTGGCAAGTGGTAATACAATTAGTTATGATGTTCTTGATAAAGATTACGCATTAACTATTACTGTAGAGTGGGGAAGTGTTACTTCTACAATTGGAGATTTTGTTGTACTACATAGTAAGACAGTTGATTATTGTTTTTCAACTTACTCAAAAATATATGATGTAAAATTATCTAAAGCTCAAGTTTCAAGCCCATCTTTATTAGATGGAGATAATTGGCTATCTACAAAATTTGCATTGACAACTTATATTAGAGCAGCCGATGATGCTGTTTTATTAGGGGCTGGTATAACAATTGCGCAATTATCTTTAAATAAGGCGAAATTTATTATTGACAACCCTAAACTTGTATTCTAATGCCAAGCACAGCAGATGTTATAGAGATAGCAAAGGTTTCAATATCTTTAGTTATTAAAGCTATTGAAAACCAACAAGAAAATGATTTAAGTCTTCCTAAAAAGTTGTCTACTGAATCTTATTTGCTTGAATGGGCGTATTCAAATAATTATACCGGAATAGATATAGATGGTTTTACTAACTATGTTTATGGAATGTGTGGAGGATATGCTTATCAAGCAGAAGGATTAATTGGTACAGGTGGTATCGTTGTCAATCCGGCATCAGGTGGCGCAAGAGTTCCAATACCATTGGGGCAATATGCAGGTACTGGAAATACTTCAATTACATTTTCTCAAGCAATTAATAAATCTTTACTTTCTGCTACAAGAGGAGCGCAGGGAATTGGAGAAATTATTTTTGTTGGCACGCCTACCGGAAATGATATTAGATGGGATAGTACAACAGGTACATTGACAGTTGCGTCTACGGTTCCTTTTTCAACTGGAGAATTTGTTAGAATTTTAGTTTATTAAGAAAAAAAATTTAAATGGCTATTCAATCACTCATTACAGGCGATATAAAAATAAGAAATGAAAACGGAGTTTTAGTTGCCGTTAATGGTATAGTAGCAGCCGATACTTCAGGAACTATAGGAACTTCAGGAAGTGCCGGAACGAGTGGAACAAGTGGCACAACGGGAACAAGTGGAACAACAGGCACTTCTGGAACAACAGGTACTTCAGGAACTAGCGGTACTTCGGGAACAAGTGGTAGCTCTGGTAGCTCAAGTACTTCAGGAACTAGTGGAACTACAGGTACGAGCGGAACAACAGGCACTTCTGGGACTAGCGGAACTACAGGCACATCGGGGACATCAGGGACTAGTGGAACGAGTGGTACAACAGGGACTTCTGGTACTAGCGGAACTACAGGAACTTCAGGTACGAGCGGAACTTCTGGTACTAGTGGAACTAGTGGTACTTCGGGTACAACAGGAACGAGCGGAACGAGTGGTACTTCAGCAACAAGCGGAACGAGCGGCACAACAGGAACATCTGGAAGCAGTGGTACTAGTGGTAGCTCTGGAACTTCGGGGACGACAGGAACAAGCGGAACAAGTGGTATAGACGGGACAAGTGGAACATCCGGAACAACAGGAACTTCTGGTTCAAGCGGAACTTCAGGTTCAAGCGGAACGAGTGGTACAACAGGAACTTCAGGAACCACAGGTACTAGTGGCTCTTCAGGAACAAGCGGATTAAATGGTACAAATGGAACAAGCGGCGTTAATGGTACAAATGGAACAAGCGGCATTTCGGGAACTTCTGGCACTTCAGGTGCTAACGGAACGAACGGAACAAGTGGTACTTCGGGTACAGCAGGAATTAGTGGTACTAGCGGAACCTCTGGCACTTCAGGAACGACTGGAACAAGCGGCACAAGTGGTACATCAGGTAGTTCAGGAACTTCAGGAACAAATGGAAGTGCTGGTACAAGTGGTACAGCAGGAACAGCGGGTACATCAGGTCGTAATGGTATAGATGGTACTTCAGGTGCTTCTATTGCTAACTGGTATGGTTCTTTTTCTGATAGTACAACACAAGTAATTACAGCGGCAAATACTCCAACAGCAATAACTTATAACACTGTTGAAATATCTAATGGTATAGCAATAAGTGGTTCTCAAATACAATATCAGCATGCAGGGGTATATGAAATAGGATATTCATTGCAAATAGAAAGAACAAGTGGAGGAAGTGCTGTTGATGTAGATATATTTTTAAGATTAAATGGTACAGATATTGTTAGAACAGATTCTATTTTAGCGATAAATAGTAATAATGCAAAAGCACTACCATTTGTTTCTAATATTTTCCAATTAGCGGCTAATGATTATTTAGAAGTATTATTTTGTTCTACAAGTGCAGCAGTTCAAGTAACAGGAGTGCCTGCTCAAACAGTGCCATACATTCATCCAGCAGCTCCATCTATTATTGTTGTAACAAAACAAGTAGGTATAGCTGTAGGTACAACTTCAGGAACAAGCGGTAGTGCTGGTTCATCTGGTAGCTCTGGTACTTCTGGTACTTCAGGAACTAGTGGCACTAGCGGTACATCAGGATATTCAGGAGATAAATATTATACAACATCAACAACAACTTTTACTCTTGGTAATGCAGGAACTTTAACAGTTGGAACAGGGTTGGCTTACTCTCCTGCTCAATCAATAATCGTAGTTTATAATGCTTCAAACTTCCAAGAGTGCGAGGTTATTTCATATAATAGTGGAACAGGTGCTTTACAATTTGCAGCTCCAACAAGAACTGTAGGTAGTGGAACTTATTCTGCATGGACAGTTAACCTAGATGGTGCTAGTGGTGGTGATGGTTCTTCAGGGACCTCTGGAACAAGTGGATTAAGTGGCACATCGGGAACTTCAGGATTAAGTGGTACATCTGGCACAAGCGGTACTACTGGTACTTCGGGTACAAGTGGTTTAAGCGGCACATCAGGAACTACTGGAACAAGCGGTTCTTCAGGAACAAGCGGTACGAGTGGTACAAATGGTACAGGTGGAACATCAGGTACTTCAGGCTCAACAGGAACTAGCGGTTCTTCAGGAACTACGGGAACTAGCGGAAGCTCTGGTACTAGTGGCTTAAGTGGTTCTAGCGGTTCTTCGGGAACTTCAGGAACAAGCGGCACAAATGGAACGGGTGGTACTTCGGGAACTAGTGGTACTAGCGGCTTAAGTGGTACATCAGGCACTTCAGGTTTATCAGGTTCTAGCGGAACAAGTGGTCTTTCAGGCACTTCAGGTTCTAGCGGAACAACAGGAACATCGGGTAGTTCAGGAACTAGTGGAAGTAGCGGAACAGCAGGAACAACGGGTACTAGTGGTACTAGCGGTATTAATGGAACAAGCGGTTCTTCGGGTACTACGGGTACTTCTGGCTCTAGTGGAACAAGTGGTTCTAGTGCAACAAGCGGAACTACGGGGACAAGCGGAACTAGCGGTTCAAGTGCTACAAGCGGAACTACAGGAACTTCAGGCACAAGTGGTACAGCAGGTACTAGTGGAACATCAGTAGCTGTATCTGGAACTACTAACTATGTTGTTAAATTTACAAGTGCAAGTACAATAGGGAA